TAAACGGCAACGATAACGTTGTTATGGAACGCCTCCATTTCTGAGATATCTCCGAGCCTGTTGAAGATATCTTCGGCAGGCGGAACCTCATGATCCATAATTAGGTGCGGCATATTTTTCTATTCCTGTCAGTCTTTGAACGTGTCTGTTCGGGCCATATCCATAAAATCCAGAACCTTGGCCAGAGCCTCCAGATTGCCAACACGGCGACGGTAATCAGCGTAATCAACCGCCGCCCCCGTCGCCAGTCCGTCTTTCTCGCGTTCTATCTCCTCGTCTATGATCTTGCGGAGAGCTTGTTCGTAGCGTTCAAGCATCAGTCCTGCTGACGCCCATACCAGCCAAGCTTCTCAAGCCTTCCTTCACCTGAACCCGCGCCAGCATCCATCGGATAGGCGCGACCACCCCGCTTGCGTTGCATCGGCGGAGGAACAGGCGGCATGCCCGGAGGCGGAGCGGCACCCAACCCCGGCCCACTAGCGGGCGGCAGCGGAACCGGAACTGGCGTGCCCGGCATCTGCGCGTTGGGACCGCTCGGCGCTGCACCAAGCGGAGGCTGCATGCCATCGGGCTTCGATCCCGTGCCGATGATGATATTGATGTCGGTCTTGCCCTTGCCGGTGCGTCCGCCTGTGGCACGGTGCAGACCCTTCAGCGTCTCGGCGAGATTGGCCCGCTTGCGTTCCAGAGGATTCTTGCTGTGCTCGGCCTTCTCAAGCTTCTTGGCGGGAATCTTCTCGCCTTCCTTGACGCCAAGTTCGCGATGGAGAGCGCCCTTGTTCTTCGTGGCTTCGGCGATCCAGTTTCCGCCGCCATCCTTGCGGGCGAGGCGTCCACCGGTCGGACGTGTGCCCTGCATCTCTCCATCGAGCGCAGCACCACCAGTCTTGAGACCAGCCGCCTTGTCCATGCGGCTCTCGGACGGCGTGAAGTTGAAGCGGGTCGCAGGAACTTCACCACCCACATCGCGTTTGGTACGTCCGCCATTCTTGAAGCCACCGACATGCTTTGTGCCGTCGCGCTTCTCATTGGCTTCGCGAACATCGCGGTTGACGAATTCCGTACCGATGCCACCACCGCTCTTGCGGGGTTTACGTCCGGCGTGATGCTTGGCTTCCTTGCCATCAACACCCATCACCTTGCCGCCCTTGCGATACTGGCGACGGGACAGCGGACGAAGGCCGGTCTTTACATCGGCATCCAGCACTTCTTCAGGGCCATAGTCGGACGCATCGACCTTTCCGACCTCGCTTCCTACGAGCTTGCGCGCCTTTTCACGCATGTTTCGGCGAGCGGTTCGCGAAAGTTCCGACATTGCAACCCTCCAAAGAGATGTGATTACTTACTCTAAAGAGGTAGGCACTGCAATCATGGCCTGTCGACGGATCACTTGCCCGGTTTCGGCGTTTGGCTGTTGCCTTCACTGGTGGACATCGGCGGCATGAACACAATCTTCCGTCTCATCGCTTGACCAAAAACATATCCGCTCACGAAAACAGCAGGACCCATCCCCGCGATAGTTAGGATCATGCCCAGCCAGCGTGGGAATTCGGCGGTCATTTCATGTAGCCCTTTTTCCTCCAACCTTCATCGATATGATCGAAGAACTCTTCTTCTGTCCAGTGCGTGCTACCCGTATCATGCTGCCCGGCAACGCTACCATTGTACCCCGGGAGAAGTAGATCAACGATTTCCGGTGTCTTGCTCCCGAAGTGTTTTTCGTAATGTGCGCGAATGGCTTCGCTGGCTTCAGCGTTACTTTTTTTCATCTACCTTCTCCGCTCGTAATCGTCTTTTCCAGTGGCCCGACAATCGGACCAGCAACGCCAAGGCCCTCCGGATGCGCGATCACTTCCTTGATCACTTCCATCGCCGCCTTGCGCTCCTCACTTTGCCTATCAAGGTCCCGGTTCTGGTCCTCGACATGCGACTGATGCGTTTCCAGTCCGAGCTTGGCCCTGTTCGTCTCCGCGTCGAGCAAGTCGGCATGAGCCTGGATTTCGTCCGTCGAAGTCGGTCCCTTGTCTCCGCCCTTGGAGAAGAACCCGTCTTTGATCTTGGCCTGTGTCTCGGCCATGCGCGATTGAGCGTCCAGCATGCGAGCATCCGCCGTCTTGCCCGCCGTTTGCGCCGCTGCCATGTCCTTCATGACTTCGGGAGGCGGCGGCTTCGGCGTGTTCTGCGGCACGAAGAACTGTTGAGGATTACTCCATCCCAACGCTTGAAGGGCCGCCGTGTCGACCGCGAGCGGGTCATACAGTTCAGGGTTGCCCTGTTGTAGCTGCTTGAGCCCCATGATCTTCATCACGCGCTGGGTATGGCTGGCGGTGTTCGGGTCAGCCTGTGGGGTCAGGTCGTAATCGTCCAGTGCTTTCAGGAAAGTTTCCTGATCCCACTTGGTCGTCGGCTTGGAATTGCGCTCCCAGAAGCTCTCGGGATGCTCCGAGAAGATGCCGGTCAACAGCCTGAACTCTTCGGCCTGTGCCGCGTGCATGCGCTTGTGGACCGAATTCAGCACTTTCACAGCCTGATCGATCATAGCAAGCGTGGTTCCGACCGGAGCATCGGCCCGACCCTCGCCAACCTGTAGCTCGCTGGTCCCGCCGATCCTCTGGCCTGTCTCGGCCATGTTCTCGACAAGCTGCATCAGCGGCGCCATCGCCTGTGCGTTGTAGGGCAGTGGCATCACCGCTTGATTGATCGGCATGCCGTTGGTTTCGATCTGCGCACCACCACCCGGCGGAACCCTGAATATGCTCGTGTTCTGCCGCGATGCAGCCTTCGCCACGAGGAAGCCGGGGAAATTGGCGTACATGCCACTGTCGAGCAATTCCCGCCAAGCCGCTGTGACCGCATTCGTCGTGTTGCCGAGAATGTGCAGCAACCCGATATCGTAAAAGCCGAAACCTGGAACGAAGGTGAACTTGACGAACCACTTCCGGGCAATAGGAAGCTCTTTGCTGTCCTCGTTGTAGTTCCGGACAATCGAGAGGATCTGTTTCGACGAGACATCGATCGTCACCCGGTAGGGAACCGACAGACCACTGATCTTGCCCTTATATTTGTGTTCGAAGCCCGGAATATCGAGTTCGCAGTAGCATTCGTATATCTCACGGTCGCGATCGGTCGGGTTCATCGAGACCGAAGCGAGACCCTGCTGAGCCTTCTTCTCATCCTGCACCGCGTCGCTTTGGGGCGCGAGCGGATCACCCAGCATCACATCCCGATAGACATCGAGGATCTGCATCCGCCTCACGACAGACGGACGCATCATGATCCGATGCGTGATCCGCTTGGCGTTGGCGAGGTCGGTTGCCTCATTGTTGACGATCAGGTCATTCGCGTCGACCGTCTCGGACACGGGGCGCGAGCGAAGCGGGCAGAAATAGACCTTCTTGAACGCCGTCCCCCCGAATCCGAGCATCAACAGCATGCGATCGGTATCGGGGTAATATTCGCTCGCCGTGCTGGTCAGGTAGTGATTGAGATCCCGCTCAAGCGCATTGGCAAGCTGGTCTTCCTGCAGCGTGGCGTTGTTGTCGTCGTTGCGGATCTTGATCGGGCCATCGGTGGGCAGAAGTTCGGAGCGCGCATTGGCCTGAAAGCGTAGAACGGCCTCAAGTAACAGAGGATGACGAACCTTGGACATCCCCTCAATCGGTGCGCCATCAGTTTCCCCTTGTAGGCCCGGCAGTTCCAGCTTGAGTCCGAGTAGTCGCATCCCTTGAGCGCGGGAATCCACCCATTCGGTGCGGCTCTGAATGTCGTCCTCGATGCCACGGATCAGGTCGTTGGCGATCGATGACAGTTCCGTCTCGGGGATTTTCTCGGCGAGATTGTCGAACCAGTTAATCGGATTGTCGTTGCTGGCGCGTTCTAGGGGTTGATCGCTGAGTGATACCGTAATCGATCCGTCGCTATGGCGGAGTTCGATCACGTTGCCACTGTCGTCCGTGACAGGGCGGATGGAAGGCTCTCCATCATCAATCTCAACTTCAAATGGAGGCTGCGTCGCCATTACCCACCCTGCTTTTCGTTACGATAGCGATTGATCGCTTCCGAGATGAAAATCAACGCCTCGTCATCGTTCATCCATCCAGCATCCGGCCATGATCCGTAATCTTGCTGATACCGCCATGCTTTATCGGTGAACCAATCTTCCTCTGGTCCAATTTCCAATGCCCATGCATCTCCCCGGGCGCGAAAATAGAACTGCTGGCCGTCAACAGTTCCCTCCGCTTGGACAGGACAATTCCCCCATATGCCTGAAAGTTCAACTCCAGCGGGGAGATGCGTTTGGATCTCCATCAGCTATTCCTGACGATGTTCTTGAGATAGGCCTTCTGGAATTCCAGAGCCTTCATCTGGGCATGCGTGAGAGGCTGGATTTCCTTCGTCGTGCTATCCTCGCGCTTTTTGGCAAGGGCGCGTTCGGTCGCCTCATTGAGAGCCATGCCGGGATCATAGCGACGCGACAGCCGATCGGAGACGATATCGACCTCGCTGTCATAGTGAGAGGCGCGGGAGAGACAGTGATGATAATAGGCCTGCATCTCCGAACGCAGGAACTGTTCAAACTTTTCGGACCACTCGCCGGATGCCTTAGCGCGCTTGATGTGTGTAGCGATAGTGAGACGCATGGACTGACGAGCGAGCCATGTGATTACGGTTTGGGCAATTCTGGCCATGTCACCCCTCAGGTCGGATACAGCGCTTGTTTACCCTCATTACCCCTAAATCGCAAACTCTCGTCCAAGTCCGCTTGGCGTTCGGGTGCGCGGGTCAGCATTCCGATATCGCGGAGATGACGAACCGCTTGAGAAACGGTGTCTGTAAGGTCTTTGTGCTTGCTCTTGGGAAACTGCGATACCTGGGTGATCGTCTTCTCCGCCCATTCCTTATCGGGAGCATGGACGATCATATCAGCAAAGATATGCTGGACTGAATAGAGCCGAGCAACCTTGTCCTGTGCGCCGGGATTGATCAGTTGTACCCCAAAGCCCTCATGAGCGTAGAGCCGGCGGATTTCCTGCGCCACGGATATTCCGCTCGCCTTGCCTTCGATCAGTAGCTTGTCGACCTTGAGCCGCTTGGCCGTTATCGCCACCTTATTGACCAGCTCGTGAAATTCGAGATGCTCGCTCCATGCGTACATCAGCATCAACTTTGGCGCGTGGAGATAGGAAGTGCGCTCGGCATACATCGGCCGCCCCTCCGCATCCAAGATGCGATTGACGACGCTATTGGTATCCTCGCTGAACACACCCCACACGGTCATAGCAGAAGGGTCGTTCTCCTTCTTCTCCGTATAGGCTGTGTCGACGCTGGCGATGATGTAATCCATCGGCGGATATTCGGTCGTCTCCCATGGCATCCACCATTCGCGTTTGATGATGCCGCCACCCTTGGGTTCCGGCCTTTGCTGGAGCTGACCCGCTGCCCGGAATGGCCCCATAGCCTTTTCGAGGCTCGTTACCTCGTTGGGTCCGAAGCGCTCCGGGAAAAGCAACTCTCCCTCATCCTTGCGCGGATCCTGCCAGCCAATCGACGTGACGCAGTGACGATCACGCTCGTATCGCATCGGCAGACACAAGTGGACCCAATCGTCGCCTTGGTTCTCCAATAGGAACCCGGTGATGTCATCTTCGGCAATGCGCTGCTGGACGTTGACGATTGCGCCCAGCTTGGGATCGTTGAGACGCGAGACAAGCATGCCCTGATACCATTCGATCACGCCCTCTCGCGTGACCTCGCTCATTTCATCAGACGCAGAATTAACGTCGTCACAGATAATTATGGAAGATCCGAGGCCCGTGCAGGGCGCGCCGACCGAACGAATGGTCCTCTGTCCGTTCTGTGTGTTGGCGAACGTCTCCATGCCATCCTTGTCGGCACGGATCTGGACACGATCTCCGAACAGTTTCTGATACCAGTCGCTCTTGATGATGCGTCTGCATTTGTCCGAGCCTTCGCGAGCGAGCTTCAGGCCGTAGGAGGTCGTCAGGAACTCAACACCTGGACCGGATGTGTGGGTTCGTCTCTTCTGAGCCCATGTCCAAGCTGGCCATGCTGCGCTGATGATGTTGGTCTTACCCGTGCGAGGTGGCTGATTGATGATCAGTCGGCGGATCTGTCCGTCTGTGACCGCCTGTAGGTGTTCGCAGATCGCATCGAGAGCCCATCCATCAGTGAAACTGGATGCCTCGAAATGCGGCCAAGCCATCTTGAGGAATGTGTAGAGGTCTTCCTCGCAGTCCACTCGGTCGAGTAAGCGCAACTGCTCAATCGGATCAATCTGTATGTCGTTAAATTTCATGTGCTCAATGTGGGGAAAAGGGGACAGCGGTCAAGCCATCCCCTCTTGCTTGGATCACCCGCGAGGGCTTGAACCTCGATTGCCGCAGCCAAAGTGCGATGTCCTACCATTAGACGACGGGTGAATGCGGCGATCGAGCGCGGGAGAGTGTCCGTCGTCACGGGTGAATCCACACCATCGCCTCTAGCATGACGCGGCGTTCATGCCAGCGAACAGATCACTGAACCGTGTCGACCGGAGGAACAGTGGTGTCCACAACGTTATCCACAACCGGCGGAACGTCCGAAGGCGTGGTCTCAGCCGTCTGAACTGGCGCAGGAGGAGTCTCCACCGATGTATCCACAGGCGGAAGCGGAACGACGACAGGCTCGGGCGCAGAGGCAACCGGAAGAGGTGTCACCACCGCAGGTCCACCCGGCGTGTTGGCCGTCACAGCGCTCGTCAGACGCGCCGTGCCATCCTGGATCTCTCCGATGATGCGCGCGATCGTGTCGCTATCACCAGAGCGATTGGCCGCGGCAATCTGGTCCGTCAGATGGTTGAGCAGCACGGCGACGCTATCGATCACCGTGTTCTGTGCCGTGACTGCGTTTTCGATGTCTGAGAGAGTGGGCATCAGCCTTCCTTCACGTTTAGATCGGCAGAGGCATCATGGGTTTCCTCTTCCGCTTTCACGCCGTTTACGAAATCTGCGAATGCAGTAGCGGCAGCGACCACCTGCGTATGATGAAAGCCTTTCATCGTCTCAGCAGCGAGAGAGATGCAGTAGCGTCGAACTGGATCTTCAGACATTTGTTAACCTTTCAGCCTCGGGAAAAAGATCAGAACGAAGAGGAGTAGCAGGATTATGTGGATCATGTCATCACTCACCCAACCCCTCTTGAGCCAAAGCCCGCAACTCATTCGCAAGAGCTTTGTCGTTCCCCTCTAATCTAGCAAGGATGTTCCGTAACGCAAGGCGCATCCTCTCTTCTCTCTGGACCTGGCGCTTGCGGAATGCTGCTTGGCGTTCGGCGTTGGTCATCAAGAGCGATCTTCCTGCTCAGATTGGGAGAGACGATCCATTGTCTTGGGGAAGCGATTTAGCATCGTCTCAGCTGATTCTTTTGCGTTGGACTGCTGGGCTAGAGCGGCTGTGGCGATGTCATAGACACTGCGATCGGGGTAAGAATGATCTATAATCGGCGCATCTAGAATTTGACGAAGCGCCTCTCTGAGATCATCGCGCTCGTTTAGCAGGGCGTCGAGAGCATCGGCGCAGCGACGGTGGTAATCCCGCAGTTCCATATTGCCTTCGCGAGATGCCCGGCGCCACACGTCGGCCTTGTCCTCAAGCAACGTGCGCTGTTCAGGCGTCATCTCCATTCTCCTCAATCCAGGCATCGATCTCGCGTATAAGCTCGTCGAGAGATGCAGCCTCGACACTTTTCCCGTTGCCGTGCCATGAGCCATCTTCGTAACTAGCATCGTAATTTGGATGCGTAGCTGTCCAGTCGGCACCGCGCCACGGGATCGGTGGGGGATCATAGCTGATCGTCCAGCCACGATATTCACGTCCGGTTTTGGTGATGGTGGTCATCACCGATCTCCTCTCAGCGACCCGCCCGGCGATCCCAAGACCGATAGCGCGGCCTCAGATCCTCGATGCTGTTACGTGCAACAGCATCCTCGATCCCGTTCCACAGCTTACCGAGGAGGAAGAAGGAGAGCGCGAAGCTGGCGAAGGCGATGGTGAGAAGCATGGCTGTTGTCCTGTATCGTTGATGCTTTGTGTTACGTAACCTACCGAGATGTGTCAAGCGGGACGTCATCGATTTTCAGCGCTTTTTCTGCCGCATCTCGAAGCTCGACCGCGAGAGGCTTTTGATTGCCCTCTAGGCGCTTGATGATCCAGGTTAGCGCTTCCGCCATGCGATCAGCTCGAGCTTTATCGGTTGTCTTCCCGGCCCGGCGATTGCGCATGTACTCGCGCATGTACGCTCTCTTGTCGAAGGTCATGACTTGTCCGATGCCGGCTGGGCGAGGGCGTCGATCAGCTCTTTGCGCACCATCGGAATGATATTCCGCGAAGTATTCCCGGGGTGGGGCTCGCATACTTCAACCATCGTGCAATCAAGGCGAGACAGGCGATCAATGAGATGCGCCACATCACCCGCAGGTCCATCGTGGCGGCTGATAGATAGGATCGCGTCGGCCTTGGTTAGGCTATCGACGATGGCGAACTCAGCATCGTTGAAGGCGTCCACAGCCATCGAAAAATGTCCATTGGCTGCTAGACTATTAGCGATAGCCAAGTACCGGTCCATATCACGCCACTCTTCCGGCGCAATGATCCGCGCAATCGCTTCTCGGTCGTTTTTGTTCATTTCATAGCTCCCTAGGTTAGGAGCCATGTCTTACGCTCTCCAGTTAGATCTTGTCAACGTCTAACTGTAAATATCTTACGCCTCGTCATCCGTCCAGCCGCCCCAGATCACCTGTACGGGACGCGGCGCCGGCTTGCGCTTGACCAGGTGCAGCCGCTGCAGCAGCCACATCACGTCACTCTTCCTCAACATCACTGATCTCCTCATATTCCGCCTCTTCCGGGGGAGCTAATGCGCGCTGTTGGGATGCCAGGATGAGCTGGCGTAGAGTGTCGCGTTCGTCCGGAGACAGAAGCGTCGGATCGATCGCCGAGCGGATTGCTTCGCCGTTAGCGTCGGCGTGCTTGAGCATCGTGGAATCGCCGTAAACCTTGGGTTTCAGCTTAGCCGCACGCCATTGCTTGGAGGATATCAGCACCTTGGCCGTCTGGGCATCTATCAGACCCTCACGCAGCTCGCGCTCTGTCTCGGCGATGTCTTCGGCCGTCCATTCGCCCTGAGCCTCACGCGCGTGCGCGCACCTGCTGCGAAAATCTGGATCAGTTTTCTGCCATCCCAACACGGTTGTTCGGCTTGGCATGTGCGGATCGCGGCAGATTTGGATAAGGCTTTCGCCTTCGGAGAGGCGTTCACAGATCTCTTCGGATATCTTGTAGCTGTATATGCTTGGGCGCCCGGCGGATTTCCTTCGTGCTCTCGGCGCTTTCTGGTCTATCTGTGGGTTTGTAGCCATGTCCGGAGATTACCTCAGTTCAGGCGGATTTTCCATGGTTCAAATCGTAGTTCTGTTGCATTCGGATCCAGGATTCAGGGGTCGTGTTCGTGAGTTTCCCGATACGTTCGGCTCTCCATGCTGTGATAGGTCGTTCGCAATGGAGGATTTCGTCGAGCGTCTGGCGCGATATGCCTAAGCGCAGAGCGATTTCTGTGTCCTTCATGCCTAGGTAGGGCAGAACGTCCTCTCGTAGGATCTCT